TTTAATCCTGTAGAAGATTTAAGACAGCCTGAGTACAATGAGAGACACACAGACAGCGTGTTGTTTACATTGAGTAAGCAAGGCATGATGTTGGTAGCAGAAGACAACGAGCGTGTAGTAGGCATGCTCCTCGCAAGTCTTATAGGCGATACATGGTTACCTCATGTAGTACGCATGGTAGAAGTTGCATGGTGGGTAGAAACAGATTATAGAAAAACAACAGCAGGTGCAAGACTGCTAAAAGAATACATAGCAAGAGGTGTAGCAATGAAAGAGGCAGGAACAATAAGTTCATTTACATTAACAACACTTGCAACAACACCTGATCTTAAATTACAAGACAGAGGTTGGGAAGTAATAGATTACAATTGGATATACAGAGGATAGGATATGGCAGTATTTACAGCAATAGCAACAGCAATTACCGGAGCAATATTAAGTGCAACCACAGCCGCTACAGTAATATTTGGTACACTCACAGTTGGTGGCCTTGTTACATCAGTTATTGCAGGTGGACTTGCCCTTGCAACTGCCAAGTTAACAGGTGCATTTGACGTACCAGGACAAAACCTTGGACCTGATCCTGGCAGTAAAATACAGTTAGCACCAAGCACAGACAACAAAATAGGTATTGCATACGGTAAGAACTTTTTAAGTGGACCAATCACAGATGTAGCAATATCAAATTCAAACAAAACAATGCATTATTGTATCACATTAAGTGAATATGTAGAAGGTGGTACTTATACTGTAGGTCAAATCTTTAGAAATCAGGATAAATTGAACTTTACTGGTGCTAATGTAACATCAATCAGTGAACAAAACGGTGGTACAAGCACTGATCTTGCAAATGATATTATTATTAGAGTATATGCAGGCAGTACTAACAGCACAGATCAAATATTTCCCACAAGTGGTGCCGTAGATGCAACCACAATGATGCCTACTTGGCCTAATACCACAGATTACACCATGGAAGGCCTTGTTTTTGCAATGGTAGAAGTAAATTATGATGCAGAAAACGGACTTGTAGGCTTACCACCATTGATGTTTGAGCTAAACAACAGCATAGCAAACCCAGGTGATGTGTTAATTGACTACATGAACAACACAAGATATGGTGCAGGCTTATCAAACAACATTATTGATGTTACAAGTATTACAGGTGCCGCAAATACCAGTCTAAAAGGTTATGCCGCAGAACAAATAACATATACCAACAACAGTGGATCAAGTGCTACACAAGATAGATGGCAAATAAATGGATATATCAGCACATTTGCTGATGCCAGTACAAACATACAAAAAATATGTCAAGCAAGTGCAACATTCTTTACATTTGACACCAAGCAAGGCAAATTTAAAGCAATACCTAACCAACCAAGTGCAAGTACATTCTCACTTAATGATGATAACATTGTTAGTAAGATATCTGTTAGTTCAACAGAATTATATTCATTGTTTAACAATGCAGAAGTAGAATTTGCTGACAAAAACAGACGAGACCAAACAAATAGTGTTGTTATAGATACACCAGGTGCTGATCGTAATCCAAATGAACCGGATAACAGTATCACAATGCGTATGGATTTGATCAATGACAACATCAGAGCACAAACATTAGGCAACCTTGACTTATCACAGTCAAGAAAAGGCACAGTTGTTACATGTCAAACAGACTTTAGTGGTATGCAAATAGACACAGGTGATGTTATTGACTTAACTAACGCAGACTTTGGTTGGACAGCAAAAGAATTTAGAGTACTAAGACACGAAGAACAAATAAATGAAGGCGGCATGATAACATGTGGCTTAACATTACTTGAATATGATGACTCTGTGTATCAAGAAGCAACCATTGTGGAAACAGATGAGGAAGGTGGTAATGTAGACATACCAGTTATACCACCAATTATTACTCCTCCACCAATTATTTTCAAAAACATTATGACTAACATCATTGATTGGAGCAGTACAGGCGCAGGTGTTAATAGTGTGTTCACAGTTATTAAGGCTAACAACATTTACTCATTTGTATTCCCAAGTACACCAGGTACAGGACATGTTGTGGGTAATATCATAACAGTTGACGGTGGTTTCCTTGGTGGAGTACCTGTAACAAATGATTTAACATTTAGAGTTGCAAGTGTAGACGGATCAGGTGGTGTGTTAACATGTGATACACTCACAGGTACAGCAGTAACATATGATGAAACCATTTGGGGTAACTTTAACATAGGTGAAACAATGGGTAACGTTGCAGTAGGCAGTCAAATTGAAGACAAACCTGCACCAAATGTTGCTATTAGTAATGCAAACGTTACCAGTTCAATTATTCCTGTTAGAGAACTTGATTTCTTAAATGAAGGCTTTGGTATACCAGCAGGCGACTATTCATTTATGAGTGCAATGACTCCAATTGGAGTTATAGATTCATCTGGTACTGCTAACTTTACTGGTGCCGCTCATGTTAACATTGAATATGCTAATGGTTATGTTGATTTTCATGGCTTTGGAATTGACATAAACAACTCTGCTGTTACCCCAGACATACTTGAAGCAAACAAAAAGATTACAATTGAGCCAGGTGCTGTAAGCGGTAATGTTGTGTTAAAAGGTAGAAACACAATGGCACCTGCAAGTGGACAAATTGGTTTTACTAACATGCGTTATGATATGGTTAGATTCAACAAAGGAGACATATTCTAATGAGTAATTATGTATTTTATTACAGCAATGGTACCATTGCTACACAATATAACTGTACAGAACGCAGTATGAACAAAACACTGGCAAGCAATCCAGGATTAAGTGCATTACAAACCAAAGTACAAGATGTAGACAAATATTGTGTGAATGTTAGCACAGATCCTCACACCATTGAATCTAAACCAGAACCAGTTATTGACGTAACTGATTATATTAGACAACACAGAACTACATTCTTAAAAGTGTGTGATTGGACAGTAGGTGTTGATTCACCATTATCAGATAGCAAAAAAGCAGAATGGCAAACATATAGACAAGCATTACGTGACTTGCCAAGTACAAATACTGCAACAACAGTTGACACCATTGTGTGGCCAACTCAGCCGGAGTAAAATATGCCATTAGGATCAAGTAAATTCTTCTTTAGAAACAAAACACCAGGATCAAGTCCACCAGCAACAGGATATCCTGATTGGCCTACATTGCCTAACGTAACTGTGTTAACTACATTTTTGGATAAGTTCAAATTTGAGAGTGCACCTGTACAGGCAACTCAAACATACACTGAGTGGCCAAGAACATTAAGTAACAATACATCAACGGTAAACACAACAACTACAACTGTGCCTAATGGTAATGTGTACATGACTATTGATATTTCTAATACAGATACAGAAGATTTCAACAACCAAGTGTGGGTATACGACTATGCCTTAGACACAATAGTACAATGTAACGCACAACCATCATTGGGTAATAATAACTCAATTGACCAAAGTGTTAGCAGTATACTAAATCCGTATACCAATGAAGTATGGTTGTTTAATGACAATGATGCACAGGCAACTACACTTGCAATAACATCAGGTTCAGGTACCATAAGTGGTAGCAGTTCAAAATTCTTTAACAAATATGCAAATGGTACTATTAGAAGTAGTTCAGAAGATAGTGCATTTTATGACCAATCAGAAAACAATGTGCTGTTTGTTTCCTCAAAAGGTGGTGCAGTAGATTCCAAAGGCATATACTTTGGCATGACATCAGGTAATGTAACTCATTATGCTATTGCAGAAACATCATTTAGCGATGGGAGTGCAAGTGCAACTGGTTCTGACACAACAGCAATATGTCAAAGTCCTACAACTGGTGACATATACTTGTCGTTCTTTAAAAATAGTGGATCAGGATATACAAATAATATAATACAATGGGATAGTAGTACAAATACTCACACAGAATTTGTACCTGGAGGATCAGGTGCCGCAATATTATCAGGTACACCTTCAAACAAACAACATTTTGGTACAGCATGTCTTGGTGTAGATCAAAAAGCATATTTCTTACCATGGGAAAACGGCAATGTAATGATATTAGATATGTCAGACAATACTGCTGTAGGTGTTCCAGTAAGTTACAAGTACAGACAAGCAACACTTGGACAAGACGGTAATATATATGCCGCAACAGCAGATGGTGTAACCAATGCAAGTTATTGGTTAACCATAGACACAAAACCTCTAAGTGCAACATATCAAACAGCAACACTTGTACCAGTTACAGGTGATTCAAATGTGAGTTATCATGTAAGTGGTAGCACTGGTATAAGCAGATCAGGTAAAATTATATCTAATGGTGTAGTAACAGGTGATAATCTTGGTAATATTTCTACGCCAACAGTAAATACCATACAAACCAACGGAGAAGGGTGGTATGAGGTCAATCTCAACCCTTATTTTAACGGTTCGAGATAAATACAAATACAAGAAATTAATAGCACTATGCGATCACGCATAATGTTAATTCCAATAGGAGTGGTACAATGAGTGGAAGAGTCCTTTCGTTTAGTCAATACATCGGTGGAGCAGATGACGTCAAAGTCATAGAGAAATTCCCATCAGAGCAACAAACATTCACGTATAATTACAATACTGATATTACAACATTTTCATTTGAAATGGATGCACAAACAATTGTGGTGGACACATTAGCATATAATGTTAATGATGGAGCACCTAATTTTACTACATCTAATGTTATAGGCTATTTTGCCAATATCAACGTTGATGCCGCTAATGTTACAAATAGAAACAATAGTGGAGGCACAGTGAATATCACAATGCCAGCAAATTTATACACAGGCAATGTGTTAATGCCAGATGCAAGAACTAATGTACCAATCACTGTATTCTCTGTTCAATGGACAGATACTACATTGACAAATCCTACAATCCAGTCACATAGATGGGCCGTAATCGAAAGATATAAACCGGGCGATAAAGCAATAGGAAATATACTTGCAGATACAGGCTTTGTATCACTAACATCTTAAGGAGACTGTAAATGGCACTCGCAAACGTAGTAGTAACAGTAAATGAGCCGAATGTAACAGTAAGTTCAGACAACGTAAATGTCACTGTAGCACAAACAACATCTAATGTAGTAGTAGGTAATGCTACTATTGTCAGTAATGCTGATGTTAGAGCGGCTATAAGTGTAACAGACACTGGTGGATTTGGTAATTTATCATACGCAGAAGGTAATGGTGTATTCACATTTGCTGGAACAAGTTCTTCTGACATCAGAACATCTGTAAGTGTAACAGACGCTGGAGGAGACGGAAGTCTTGCTTACGATAATGGTACTGGAGTAGTAACTTACACAGGGCCAAGTGCCGCTGAAGTAAGAGCACATTTTTCAAATACATCACCAATCACATACAATGCCAGCACAGGTGTTATAGGACTTGAACAAAGTCTTGATGATATCACACTAAAGAAATATCAAGAAACAATAGTAGACTCAGGTACAGTATCAGGTGTAGTAGCACTTGACATTGCTGACGGTACTGTTCGCAAAATGGAAATTGGTGCAGATATCACTGGTTTTACATTCTCTAATCTTAGTGCAGGTGGTAGTGTAACACTTATTATCACACAAGATGGAGGAGGCGGTAACAGCCTTGACACAACCACTACACCAGGTAACTGGACAGCATGGGAATTTGCTGGAGAATTATCAGAGCTTGATGAGAACGGTGGCAACTGGACGATCATAACTATCTTTTATAATGGGTCCAAGTATTTTGCATCATTAGTAACGCAAGCCGCAAGTCTAATACAAAATGATGAACTTGCAAACAGTTCAATCACACTTAACGGCACCACAATAGCACTTGGTAGTACAGGAAACATTGCTAACTTTGGTCCTTTAACCACAACAGATTTAACAGAAGGTACTAATTTATATTATACCGATGGTAGAGCAGATGCAAGAGTAAATTTACAAACAGGCACTAACCTTGACCTTACCAGTAAGTCAACATCAGACCTTGTAGAAGGCACTAACCTTTATTATACTTCAGCAAGAGCAAACACAGATTCAGTAGCTCATATTGCCACAGTACCACTCACAGTAGGTGGTAATCTTAATGTATCAGGCAACCTTGAAGTAACAGGTAACATCAATTACAGAGAAGTAACAGACTTACTTGTACGAGATCAAACAATCACAATGAACTACGGTAATGCAACTGCTCAAGATGCACAAATTATTGTAGACAGAACAGGAACAGGTGGCGGACCAAACACAGACATCAAATGGAATGAAGCAACCAATGTTTGGACATTCACCAATAATGGATCAACTTATTACAATTTACATACACCTGCAGATTCATTAACTGCAACAGATATCACAGCAACTGGCGGAATTGATGCCACAGGTGCTATCACAGGTGTTACAACAAACGTACAAGCAAACCAATTCTATGGTAACACACTATGGGCTTCTTATCTTGGATCTAATGCAGATGCAATAGCCATAGGTGCAAGTGCAACCGGTGCCTATGACAATCCACAAATACCAAACGGTACAAAAGTAGTTATATCGGGTGGCTCAGGTAACATTTCAAGTGTTGCAGGTACATA